ATATCGTGGTCACTTCCTGTAGATGCTCTTTTAACCCAAGCAGAGAAAGTTCCTTTAATAGAGCTTCCTAATACTGTCATATTTCTTGATAATTTTGTACTAGCCATGATTAGTTAAATTCTCCACCTGTTGTACCAAAATTAGAAGTAACAATTGTCACTACTAAATGGTTTTTTATATTTGATATTATCATAATATTATCTTTCTTTTTTATTTATTAAATTTCTTTAACCCAAGCTGTACCATTCCATTTAAACACAGTAGAGGCGATTAAGACATCACCATTATTATCTGTTATAGAATAAGTAGTTCCTGAATTTGTATAAATTGTTGCACCAGAATTTGAAGCTCCTAGTGATAAAGCAGTAATTTCACTATCATTACTTACTCTGTAGGCTATATATATTTTAGTTGAGAAATAAATCATTTCAGATCCATTTATTATATTATTAGATTCATCAACTGGTATATTAGATATTTCACTGGCAGTAAGTGTATCAGTGTCAATAACATATTGGCCATTAGAATTAGCTGTTATAGCATCAAAGTCATCAGATATTACAGCAACACCACCTGCTTCACCATCAAATTTAAACTCTGGAGTTTTTAAAGATGTTATTTTATAACTTGGTAATATAGTATTTAAACTATTTTTAGTAGTTTCAAACCAAGAATAATCTGTTGCAGTATTTGAGAACACATCTTTATTAGCTAAAACCACAGACCTTAAACCATAATAATCTGGAACAGATGAACCTAATTCAGTAATTGTAGCATTACCTACACCTGTTGAGAAATCACCTAAAGTTGTTCCAGTACCTGTATTATGAGTTGCAGTTAATTTATATAAATTATTAAAATATGCATCAGCAACTGAAGTAAACCTAATCTGATTAGAAACTGGTTGATCTTTTTCAACAGTCCAATCAGTTATGTTTGTATTAATATTTTCTATTACATCAGTTAATGTATTTACAGCACCAGGTAATGTTGGTACAAAACCAACAAAACTTTTATTATAATCACTACTAACACTTCCTGGTTTAAATACTTGAATATCTGTTTTACCAGCATTATCAATATCTGTTTGAGTAGTACCTAAACTACCTTGTGTAATACTTTTTGTAATATTTGAATCAGAAAAAGTAAAATCTAATCCAATGTCATCTTGAATTGTTGTAGTATAATTTACTATTTTTGAATCTCCTGCATCTATTGTTGCAGTCATATATCCATTTAAAGAAGCATTTAGTGCATTTTTAAATTCAAGAGCAGCAGCAGTAGCATCTATATTACTTGCAAATGATTGTTGTGTACCACCAGTAAATGCAACCTCACTAAATAATGGTAATCCATTCATAGTTTTAGTTAATAAATCAGGAGCTGTAATATTATATACTTCACCTAATACACCTGAAGTTGATATTGTAGATGTTCCAAAAGCTATATTTCCCTCATTAGCACCAGTAATAGAATTATTATTTACTGTAGCAGTCCATAATTCGCTAGGAACTGAATCAAATTTAGTTGTTGATGTAAATGTAATTTTCTTAGTAGCAGTATCATAAGTAGCCGTATAATTATTAGGAGATTCTGTATTATTATTTACTAATGCAATTAAATCTGCTCCAATATCATCTGACTGATCATCTGTTTCAAGATCAGCAGCAACACTTAATGTATAAGTACCTGTGCCATCAGGCTCAGTTAAAGATATAGTTGTTGATCCTGAAGTTCCAGCACCATCTGTTTCATATTCATAATTATAAATAATGTTTGAACCATTACCAGCTAAATCATTAATTGTAAATGATGTAGCTTCATTTGCAGTAGTACCTGTATTAATAACTATTCCATAACCTGAAAAATCTATAATATTACTATCAGGGTTTATATCTGATACATAAGAAGGTAATGAAACTGATAATCCACTTATATTTAAACCTAATACTGCTGTTCTAATTTCATTTAATGCATCAATAACATCAATATTATTTGTAAATGTATTATTAGTTATAGACCCTAATGAGCCTAAATCTACTGAGTATTTTGTATTTGTACCTGTAGACCATCGTGTATCTGAAGCTGGTTCAGGATCATTATAAATATATAAATTATCATTTAAAATAAACTCTTTTCCATAGCCAACAATATCCCCTGTATCTGAATAAGTTTGTTGAGACACATAAGTACCACTTCCATTATCAGTATAAACTTGAGTGTTTGTAGTGTTTACTGCAATAACAGAATTACTATCTATAGGGTGGACATTATTTAAACTATTTCTCATAGTAGCTGTAATAATATCAGATGCTGCCCATGTACCTGCATTTGCATAAACAGAACTAATTGCCATTTTTAAATTCCTTTATTAGTTAAATTGTGCACCACCAGTTGCAATAGGATCAGCATAATCAATTGAACTCCCTTGCACAACTGTTGTAGTTGAATCAGTGTAAGTAATTACATTACTATTAGCACTAGCACTAAAATTAGTTAAATTATCAATTGCTGTAGCTATAGCCGTAGCCGTACCTGCAACAGTTGATGACATAAAATCTGTTAAATCACCATGATTTGTTAAAGATAATTCCCATTTTCTTAATGTTTCAACAGTATTATCATAATTACTATCTAATGTAATTGTATGTGTATTTGTTGTTCCTGGTCTTGTTAAAATTAATTCTCTAACTTTTGAGGCTGTAGTTATCTTTACATTATTATCATTTAAAAGTTTAATTGATATAACACCAGCAATAGTTTCTACTTCGTTTGTAAAAGTATAATTAGCATCAGGAATTTGTTCATATCTGTTATAATATTTTATTTTAGTTCCATTATACCAAACAATAATATTTTCATTTGAATCTACTATATTATTACTAATATCAAAATCTGATAATGTTGTTAATATTGCCATTAGTTAAACTGTGCGCCTCCTGTTGCTCCTGTTGTAGCTGGAATTAAATACATATTCCATATTTGGCCTTCAGTAGTTGAGCTATTGTAAAGTAAAACATCATCTCCCATACTAGAAACATTATAATTTTGAACCCCACCTGCATTTGTTGTAGCATAATGTGCCCAAGTATATGAAGTTAATTTAAATGAATATAATTCAGTATTAGACATTACATATATAGTTGAATTTCCTATACATACAGATCTTCCAAAGCCACTTGATACCCCATCAGCCACTAATGAAGATAATTCTAAAACACCATTAACTTTAACACTATTACTTGAACTATCAGCAGTTAAAAAGCCTGTTGCATTCCAATCTTTAGCATTTGCCATTGCTTTTCTAACTGTAGTATTTTGTATATCATCAGCTAAATTAATATGTAATAATTCTTTTTGTGTTACATTACCTCTTGTTCCTGTAAAACTTAATTCTTGTTCTTCTTCTGTAGATACACCAGAATTAAAATTTGTAGGAAACGTAACAGATCCTGAGCCATCAGTTCCACCAGTTCTAGTTATTGTATTAATTGTTGAACCAACATAACCTACTTGTTGAACAGCATCAGTATCTGTAAAACCATCTCTTATATTATCCCCAGTATTACTGTCTCCATATCTAATTTGAGTAAATCTATTTACAACACCATAAGGGTTTTTTGTATCATTTGAATCTATAATAATTCCAGAATTAGAAATAATATTACCAGCCACAGGTCTAAATACACCAAAATTATAAGCATTAGAAAATGAACCTCTTGCAAATTGGTTAATTGGTCTTACCCAAAATACTAATGTATCTGTAAAATCTATATCAAATACTTTATGGGTTATTGTTGCACCCTCAGTAAAAGGCCCTGTTGATGTTCTAAATGAGATATTAAATTCTCTATCAGCAACAGCATCACTAATACTATTACCAATATATATTTCAAATGTTTCTGTTAATCCAGTCGGTACAGTCCATCTTAATTCAACAAATGGAGTAGCAGAATCTGTATCGCTACTAATTGATGTTAAATCAGTAATTGTTCCAAAATTTCTTGGATTAGATAAATTTGTATTAGGTGCTGGTTGAAATGCTGTTAATGACTCTTCTGTATATGCATCTGTATTAAATTCTTGAGCAGTAATTAAATATCCTGAAACACCACCTTCACCCATATCATTTTCAGTTATAGAATTAATTTTAAATAATTTATTAGTAAAACCATAAGTTTCATTTGTAACTGATATTATATCTATAACTTGTAATCTTAAAGCTCTTGTATCTGTTTTAAATGAAATAGTTAAATTATCTCTTGATTTTTTAACAATAATATGACCAAGCCTTTGAGCCATAATATTATTATTTATAAACTTGAATTTTGTATCTTGAACCAGTTCAGGTTCATTAAATGATTTTTGATTAGTGTCTAAACTTAAAAATACTTGATCATCTTGGTATCTTTGATCATAAGAATTAAATGAAATATTAAATTTATTTAATGCACTATTAAAACCATCATTAACTATTGTAAAATCACCATACATATTATCAGCATTAAATGACATCACTGCTGATCCTGTAGTATCTGAAATAACTTGAAACTTACCTAAATGATAAGAAAATATAGATTGAGAACAAACAACTAAATCAGAAACGTTTAAATCTCTTGAATCAAAAGTATTTAATGCTCCATTTGTAGTATATCTTTTTTCTGTTGTAGAATTACCATCTTTATCTGTATGTGTAATAGAAGTATTACAAAATGTTTTATGAGAGAAAAACGTAGGTAAATCAATATCAGTATCAGACATTACATCACCACATCCATAAGTCGAATTAGTTAAATAATCTAATAAACATTCAGCAGGATTATCAGAATATGATTCACTAGTTGATAAATTACCAGATCCATCAAATGTTCTAACTAATCTACCTTGAACTTCTGCACCTAGTTTTTGACTTAATCCAGTTACAGATTCATCTCTATTATAATTTAATTCTACATATAAATATGCAACATTTGGCATTGTTCTATTTGCAGCATTAGTATTCCATTTAGTTGAAAAACTTTCCATAGGTGCACATCTTCCACCTGATTTAAACTTTTTAACTACTAAATTTCCATTTAAAAAGTCATCGGTTTGACCTTGACCATCTGTTGCATTTGTAACATTACCATTACTATCTAAAGTTAACTGCCAATTGTCCCACCATACAGTTCCTATGTTTTCAATTGGGCCTTCACATAATGTTATTATAAAAGCCATTTTCTGGTTATCAGATGTTATATCAGCATAAGTAATTGAACCATATACTCTACCTTTACCATATATAACAGGTATTTTATTTCCAGGATCTGAACCAATCCTTTGCTTAACCCCTTGATCAGGAGATGTTTCCATGTGTCCTGAGCCTGAAGGTACATCTGGAGCAAATAATTTATTTGCAACAAATGAAACTGCAACTGATAAAGCATATCGGGCAATCATGCCACCTATACCACCACCTGTTACTGCACCTACTATAACGGGTACTGCTGCTGCGATAGAGCTATCCTACCTTCCTGGCTTCAGTGTTATACCTTGCGTATAAGCCACCTGTGTGATTACGTTTAAATCTT